GATAGCCGCCTGCCTTGATAGCATCACAGAACGCCTTGACAACCGCGGTCAAGCGGCTGTCAGAGAGCGCAAGCTGTTTCTGCTCTTCAACGTCCATGTAAATACCAAGCGGCAGTTTCCTTCCCGCTGCGAGATGGAGTGCGTGGATTGCCTCTGCTTCCGCTTCGCCCTCTGTCGTTGCGTGAGAGTAGACATACGCGCCAAGAGGAATCCGTGCGGCGTTGTAGAATGTGTCGAACTGCGGGTCGACCCAGTTCTGACCTTCCGAAATTTTGAGGATTGCGAAGTCGACGGAGTTGATCGCAGAAGCGGGAATACCAGCTTGCCACGATGAGATGTCGATGCCGTGAAGATCTGAAATTTCCATGTTGCCTCCTTATGCTGTGCGCTTCCACATATAGACGGCGAGATACGGTGGCATGTTGTTGTGGGGCTGGCTGCCACCGCGATTGTTGCTCGCTGGCATTGCTTCGCTTCCACTAACTTCTGTCCATCCTCGTCCAGAAGACCCATATGCTGTCAAAACACTTGTATTTAAATATCGCGCAATCGTACCTCCACTTGCCGTCGAAGTTAGGTGCCCATTGTGTATGGGCATCTCGTCCTCGGTCAGTTGATGCGTTTCTTCACCGCCCGTATCTCCGGCTGTATAAGTCGTACCGGCAGCAAGCAGAAATCGGTCTTCGAGCTGTTCCCAAGTGCCGCCGAACAAAGTTCCGGGGTCTGCACTGTTGACGCTCATGTAGATCGAGCCGACAGGGTAGACGAGGGAGAAGATCTTTTCCTGCACGAGCGTGTTGATCTCTTTCCCGTGCACGCGGAAATCCCAATCCTCCGTGATCTCGAAGGTGTTGTTATACTCGGCAGCCTTACCGAACGCGACGCCGTTCCCTGTCGGGCGGAACTTCATTGCCCACTTGCGGGTCGGCAGCGCCTGGTAGTATACCGCCGTATTGCCGAGCGAGTCCGTCGCCGTGATGCGCACCATGTACGAGGCGTCTGCCGAGATTTGCGCGGTGGAGATGTGCGCCGTGCCGCTGGTCAAAGCCTCGTCTGTGCCATAGCTGCCGCCAGATGCAGCGACAGCCGAGACAAGAGTCGGCGCGTTCTGCCCGTTGAGGGAAGAATACGTCAGCGTGGCTTTCGCGGAATAGTGTGTGCCGTCCTCCGCTGCTGTCCCTTGCGCGTCGCAGCGGAAGATTTCAATGCCGGTCAGTGCTGGCTTGGCGTAGTCCATCACGGTGAGCGTGAAGGTCTCGCTTGCGGTGCGGCCTCTCGTGTCCGTGACCGTGCAGATTACAGAGACAGAAGTCGATGTCAGCACCGGGGTGAGGTACGGCGTGTTGCTGTCCGTCTCTCCCTGGCATGTCACCGAGAACGATGCGATGCTCGCGCCGACCGCGTTCGTCATGTCGACCTTCGTGTTGTCAAAGGTAGCTTCCGCCTGGGAATAGCTCTTGACGTATCCCGTAATACCCGAGACCTCGCCGGTGTTGTATGGTGCCAGGCTGGCCCATCCGGAAGAGACGACCGGCTTCATATCCGCGTCTGCATTCACGGTCAGCGAGGCCGTGGCTGCGGCTCCGATCGCTGTTCCGGAGCTGTTGTAGGTCTGCACGGATACCGTGACCGGGAGAGACGCGATGCTCGAATAATTCGCAAACCAGGACCGCGGTACAACATAGTCGAGCTGCGTATCAAAGTGTCCGCTCGTATACAGCACGGTGCTGTTATTGTACTTGAAGGTCGCGATGTGGTAGTTCGAGCTGGACTTGCGGTTCATCGTCAGCGAGTATGTACCGAGCGTTGATACGCTTGCGGAGGAAGACGCGATCGTCGAGGCGACAGGTCGCGTTGTGAGTGAGGCTGACTTCGATTTGCTCGTCCGGACGCCGAACATACCATAGGAGGCAGAATAGCAGCCGAACACGTACCCGGCGTCTCCATAAGAATACCCGCCGGCGAGAGTGACGGCGAGCGTTGCTTTGCCGTCTGCGTCGTGCGAGATCCATACCGTCGCGCCATTGTTGCTGCTGCGGATCAGCGCATAGCTGGTGCTGACATAGGTATCCGTTGCGGCTCCGCTCGCCATTGTCAGAACGGTCGTCCCGTTGAACTGCAGCGTGCCCCACGCAGTACACGATCCGGGCGTGACAGTTGATTTAATATACACGCCGTCCAGCCGGACCTGCGTCTGGCCATAGCTGCCGCGGGTCGCGTCATACTGGACTTCCGTATAATCGACGCGAATATAGTTTGTTGGATAGCCTGACGCGCTAATACGGTAGCTGTCGCTGAACTCTATACTCGGCATCTCATCCTCCTATGTATCGCAGGCCGAAGCCGTTCACAGATACGATCTCCCACTCGGTGCCGAGCTGCAGCCGGTTCTCGACGACGATGTTCGAGACGTGCAGCATGCTGTCTTCCGAGGAGAACCAGCCGCGCCTTACGCCGTTGATCCAGAACTGCCAGCCGGTCGACGTGTAAAGGCCGAGCGTCTGGCCGGGGGCAAGCTCATAGTACGTGAGACCGCCTTCGGTCTGCGTCTGCCCGGTGAAGGAAAGCTGCTCGCTGATCGCGATGCCGAGATGCACCTCGTGCGTCTCCGGGTCTTCGATCACGCCTCTCCGGATCTGACCGTTCAGATCCGTGAGGTAGGCGTTCAGTTCTCCGATGGCTTCGGTATAGTGATAGGTCTCGACGGTGTTCCGTGCCGTCTGTTCGACCTGTGTTTCGATTTGATTATAGTAGTTGCCGTAGTCCGACTTCGCGACGTACAGGGACTCGAAGGTCTCTACCCTCGAATCCGTGTACTCCGTGATCTCGTCTGCGGTCTTGATGATCAGCGCCTTGAGACTGTTCGCCGTGCTTCTGACCTGCTGCGCGGTCTGCTCCTGCGCGGCTTTGGCTGCGCTCTTCGCTGCGGATATCGCGACGTCACTGCCGCCGACCTGCTCAAGACTCTGCGCCAGCCGCACGAGATAGTCCCGCATAGCAAGGAGCTGCTGCTCCGGGCTGCCTTGCAGTTGAGGAGGAATTTCTGGAATCATCTGTAATCACTCCCCACTTCGAGGATCTTCGCGATCGAGTAGATCCGAACGTCTCCGACGCCGGCCAGCTTGAGCTGCATGTGGTCGCATCTATGAGGCCGTACCGGGAGCAGGTAAGAGTCCATACCTTCCCGCGATGCAGAAATCGTGCCGGCGTGCAGCCACGCGCCGCTGCTGTCATACTGCACATACGCGCGTACTTCTGCGCCTCGCTCCATTTTCAGCCGGATGTTATACCGGGATACCCGTTTATTCTCCGGGTACTCGTAATACTCGATCCCGCTGACTGCTTCCCATTGCACGGGCAATTCGGGCGTAGAACCGTCTACAGGGAGACTTCCCAGCATGGTGTACAGTTTGCCGCCCGATACGGCAAAAAGCTCGTCATCCACCCTTGCAAACGCGCTGACGCGAAGATCGTCCTCATGCAGCCATATACCCTTCGCGATGTCGTACACGAACAAGACAGGGTTATCCTGCTCGTCCAGCATCGAGATGTAATACTTGCTGCCGATCGCGCCGGCCACCGCCGCGTGGTACTGCTCCGTTCCGAAGTTCGCGGATACGCCGGAGGGAAAGCCCCCCTGGTATGCGCAGACGTCCGACCGGGATTTGTAGTACAAGGTCTCGTTCACGACGACGAGGGATTTGGAGCTGCCCTTCTGCACACCGCGGCATACGGTCTCGGTGATCTGGTGCGCGCCCTCCGTGGAAACGGAAACGCGGTGGATCCTGTTTTCCTTGAAAAACGTCGGATAGCCTAGATAGTTCACGGCTCCTGTCCATTGTCCGTCCGAGCCGACCGAGCCGGTCCACGAGTCAGTCGAGATTCCCATATACTGCCGCCAGTTCTTGAAGTCTCCCAGCGCGCAGCAGTAAATCTCGTTGACGGTGGTGTCCTCGTACATGCCGTAATAGCAGCCCCACAGCCTGTTCTGGCACTCGCACACATAGTCCATGTCGGGCACGGTGCGGTCAATGTGCAGCCCGGTGTCGGGGTCGTCCGGGATGAAGTCGAGCAGGCCCGTCACCATGATCCACTCTTCCGCTCCGTCTCCGCCGCCGACGTCATAGATGATCTTGTCTCCGTTGATGTCTACCGACGATCCGGAGATGGTCACGCCGTCGTAGGCTTTGAAGATACTCGGCACGTCCACGGTGTCCTGGAATGTGATCTTGATATATACAGTCTCGACGGATACCCAATCGCCCTGCGCGTCGCTCCATTGCTTGAGGATGTGCGTCTCGCCCGACGTGTCGATCCAGTATTCCGCGTTCTGCGGATTCTCCGGAGCGGTTGACTGCACGTAGGTCGCGGAGATCGCGGTGCCGTCATAGCGTACCATCTGATACGTTGCGCTCTCCGGTGCGAAGTGTGCCTCCAGGCTGCCGTAGTCCGTCTGGTCTTCGGTGTTGAAGTACACTTTGTCCGGGAAGATGACGAGATACGCTCCCATGCTGACCATCTGCTTCTCGCCGGCGGAAAGCCCGGTCACGGGCGTCGGCAGGAAGTTATAGTACAGCGTGCCATCTGCCCCCACGTATGCGAGCGCGTCCTTCTCGAGAAGAGATACCGCGCTCAAATGCGTTTCTCCCCGCCGCCTTCTGCTGGCAAGGAGAGGAGCATAATCGGTCGTGAGGTTTTTCGTTTCGTACCACTCGCCGTCCGGAACTTTGAGCTGGTGGTTATAGCCGCCGAAGGTGTCGGTCAAAAGCTGCTGTGTATACTGTGGTTCAAACTGTGGAAACAGGGGCATGACCGCACCTCCTTAAAAACGAAATCTCGGTCTCGACAGCGGCATGTGCGTCGCGTTGTAACGGCTCCACCATTGGCTGTAGCAGGTGTTGTACATCGCGATCTGCTGGTTGTAGCGGGCGGCTTCTGCATTGGCGCCGGCGATGCGGGCGATCATGTAATGCACATACATGTCCTCACCATATGGCGCGCCGACAAGCAGCTCCTCGCTGCCATCCTCATACGGAGTGAACTCATCCGTCTCCGGATCGTACTCCTCGTACTGCGTGATGACCTCGTTAAATATTTTGCCGTCGAGGGTTGACAGCCAACGGATCTTCTCGTCCGCCGTATAGCTGTTCGGTTCCGTTTTGTCGACGAGCGCGATAATATCGTTACCTGTCATGGTTTCTCCTTAAAAACGGCGGGGTGTGCCCGCCGTCAGTCCTTTGCTTTCAGTTCGTCCTGGGCCTCGTACATGGCCTCTTCCGCAGCGCGGGATCTCTCGATCTCTTCTGCCACATATGCGGGGACCTTGCTCTTCTTCCCGCGGGGAAGCAGGTAGGAGATGCCGTTGACGGCCACAAAGTAGTTGGCCTCGTTGTTGCCGCTCGCGCGCGGGATCATAACTTCAACCAGGTTGTCGGTCTTTTCTTTCGTTGCCATGATATTCTCCTTCATAAAAAGATTGGGGGCAGGGAGTGCCTGCCCCCTGGGGGTGGGTGTTTAGTTCGCGTCGTCGGTGGCGGAGAACGAGCTGCAGCTCATGACGCGCAGCAGACGCTCCGGGTAGAGGATCGTCGCGCCGTTGGTCTCGAACTTGTAGCCGATCGTGCTGAACTGGTTCAGCGGGCCGCCGATTTCGTCCTTGTCGTGGATGATCATCTCCAGCGCGCCGCCCTCGGGATCGATGATGCCGAAGGAGTCCTTGCCGAAGAAGTAGGTGGCGTAGGTCGCGCCGTCCTGGGCGTTCTTGTAGGTGCCCTTGAGAACAGGGGCGAAAACGTCCTCGATGAAGCGGACGCCGTGCAGCTCGCCGATCTCGCCGTTGAAGATCTCCTCGGTGGCGGCGTACTTGTGCGCCTCGATCCAGCCGTCGCTCTCGCGCAGGTCATGCGCAACGGAGGGATGGATGACCGCGAAATACTTGCCGTTGATGCGAGGCACGCGGTTCTTCTTCATGATCGTGACGGCCTTGTTGACCATCTCCGGGGTGAGGGTGCTGCGGCCGGTGCTGTTGTCAAGCATCGTCGCGCAGCTCGTCGGGGTGGACACAAACGCGCCGTTGAGGATGTTGTCGCAGTACAGCACGTTGGTGTTGACCAGCAGAGCGTCACGGATCAGCTTCTCCTGCGTCTCGGCAGCAGAAGCGCCCATCTCTTCGGTCGCGCCCAGGATCACGTCATCATACGCACGCAGCTCCAGCTTGTCGGTGATGCTGGTGTAGGTGCCGTACTGGTTGATGCTGCCGGTGAGGGCGGTCACGCCGAACTTCTGGCCGGTCGGGATAACGCCTTCAACAAGCTGCGTGGCCGGAGCGAAGGTGTTCCACTTGCGCCACTCGACCGTGCCCTTGTGGTTGCGGGGCAGGGGCTGACGCTTGGCGAACTGCGCGTAGAACTGCTCGACGCGCGCGTTCTCCAGAAGTTCAGTATCGTAGAAGTCCTTCATCTCCGGGAGGAGGGTGTGCGTGGCGTCAAACGCCGTGGTCGCGCCGGTAGAGGCGTTGACGTAGTTGCCGGTCGCGTTCACAAGCGTGCCCGCGTCGGCGAAGAACTGAATGTCAAAAATAAAGTCTTTCATGTTATCTCCTTCTTATTTAGGCGAGGAGATATCAGCCTCCGAATGGAAGATGTTCTCCTCTCGCTGCGGCTTCATGGATTCGCCGCTTCAATGCTTCCCTGTCTTCCTTGCTCATCTTCGAGTAAGGGACAGACACGACAGACGCAGCCTGTGTTCCATTCTCCTGCGGCCTGGATGCTCCCGCCCTCACGGACGAGGCGACAGCCTCCGTCGCGCGCTTGGCGACGGACTCGACTTCCCTCTGTCTGAACTCGGGGTGCGTGGCATAATAGGCCTGCTCGACCGTGACCGGCGATCCGGGCTGCGTCATTGTGGCAAATGCAGGATTGTTCTGCAGCTCTGCCATCAGATCAAAGCCGGGGACCTTCTGTGCGAACTCCTGCGCCTGCGCGTTCAGCTCGTCGAATCTCTGGTCAAGCGCGCGCCTCTGATCGTCAAAGGCCTGCTGCAGTTGCTGCTTGCGTGCCTGCCGCTGCTCTTCCTGCTCCATCAGATCCAGACGGTGCGCGACCTCGTCGGTCGTCCCCATCTCCAGCGCTCTCTCGGAGGAGAGGCTGTTGTCTCCGCGGAACTTTTCAAGCAGCTCGTCATAGTCGAGGTTCGCTGCGTCGAGACCGTAGCGCTGTGCAAGGAAGTCGATCACGGGGGCGATCTTCTCTTCGCGGTCGGTGTACTGCTGCAGTTTCTCCTGCGAGTTTTTCAGCCGCTTCTGGATGATGCCCTGGACCTCTGCGTCATACTCCGCCTTGTATCCTGCCTTGACTTCTTCCCACGGCTTGCGGTCGGCGTCACCGCTCTCGTTCTCCGGCGTCTCCGTGCTCGGCTCCGCCGTCTCTGCGGCGGGCTGCATCGGGGCCTTCGAGCCTTTGTATGCGCCCTTTCGGATTTTGCCTTTGGGTACGCCAAGCTGTTCAAGGCGACTTTCAAAACTCTGCCCGGCGTCGGCAGACTCTACGCCCGCGGCTTCTCCCCCGCCCTCACCGGCAGATGCGCCTTCTCCGGCGAAAAACTGGAGGTCGAGCCAGTTTTTAAATAGCATAAGGATGCCTCCATATTATTCTGTGGGTTCGGCCCACGACTCCTATGCTAATATTTTATAAAATTTTGCCTGTGTTTCTCTACCACCATTTCCCGGAATTTCAAAAAGGACGCAGATTTTGTCTGCGTCCTTCCTGTTTTATCTGCGCTTGTTCCAGGGTGCACGGTTCCGCACGGACTTCTCGTTGATGCCGAGAGCCAGCGCAAGCGAAGTCTTCTGCTCGCTTGTGAGATCCATGCCGTCGATATAGGCGAGCTGCTGATCCACGCGCGTATAGCGGTTGGCCTTGCCGTCGCCGTCGGTGTCCACGCCGTGCATGATGTTCGTCGCTTCGTAGGCGTCGAGGAAACTCTTGCCGTCCACGACTCCCTCAAGCCCGGAGTTCTGGTACCGCTGGATCTGCGTGACCGTGATGTCCTCCGTCCCGGGGTTCTCCTCGATGAAGTTCCACCGCACAAGCTCGTTGTACGCCTTCTCCTCGGCGTCTTCCTTGCCGTTGTACTGGTACCGCACGAGGATGTCGAATGCGTCCTCCACGCTGACGTTGCCGTCCATGTACTCGTCCTGCAGCTCGCTCGGGCGGATGTTGTACTCGTGCTCGATGAGCCAGCCTTCGACCTGCTTGTCTGCGGCTTCCTCGCTCTTCCCGCCGTACTTCATCACCATCGCCAGCGCCTGCGTCTTGCCGAGCCGTCCGGTCTTCACTTCGGTGCCGATATCCGCGAACGCAATCCCGGTGTCCTTCTCGCATTGCCACTCGAGGACTTTGGCCTCCGCCTCCGCCCGAGTCATGGACTTGTAATCCTGCAGGTACTTGATGGCATGTGCGCGGTCTACGTTGCCGGCAAGGAACTCGCCGTTCAGATCGCTGTAGTTGATGCCCTCCCGCACCAGCATTGTCCACTCCTGCGCTGTGCTCTCGGCGTCGCGTCTGGTCATGCCGCAGTATTGCTGCAGCAGGCGGATGGTTTCGTCCTTGAGGATCTGCTGATTCTCTCCGGTGTACAGCTCCTTGATGTAGCCCTTAAGCGAGGAGCGGACGTCCTTCTCGTCCTTGAAGTTTTCTTTCAGCCTGTCGGCTCTCGCCGTGTCTCCGGCCTGCAGCGCGTCGAACAGCAGGTGCGTGTTCTGTGCCTTCGTTCTGTCGACGCCGGCCTCAAACGTGCCCCAATCTCCGTTCTTCGCATCCTCGATATTATTTGCGATCATCTTCACGAACTTCTCGACGTTGCCGAGAGACGCGCCGAAGAACTGCGATACTGCCTTTGCCAGCTTCCATGCAGGAGCACCGGCTCCTTCCAGATCGCCCTTGACCAGCTTTTGGATGAGCTTGTTGCCGTCGCTCAACATGTCCGTGAACGTGTCCACACCGTTGAGGGATACGCCGTAGTACCGCTCGCCGGTCAGCGCGGATTTCAGCCAGGAGAAGGCTTCCGCTCCCCACAGCACGTTGCTGGTAATGGTCTCGGCAAAGTTCGTGAGCATCGTCTTGGACACGCTCTCGGCGGTCAGCTCATCGTCATCGTCGCGGTAGGCGTCCACGCTGTGCATCAGCGCATCGGCCAGCGCCTTGAAGATCACGATGGTCGCGCTCGCCGCTACCTGCGAGGAGACGGCCCAGATCAGTCTGGTCTTCGCCTGCTTCACGTCCGCCGCGGTCACACCGTTCCTGCCCTTGTCCATATCCCGGACGTAGTGCGAGTACGTTGCCGCCGCGTCATACAGGATGTTCATGTTCTGCAGCCGCTGCGTCATGAACATCGTGAGCTGCTTGACGATCGCGTTCGGGTTGCGAAGGATGTCGGGGCGCTGCATGGTTGTGTAGTCCGGCTGCGTCTTCTCCAGTACGCGGTTGTATACTTCCGCGACTTTCATCATGTACTCGTCGCTGCCCTTCTCAAGATCCGAGAAGTTCTCGTCGACGTAGTATTTCGATGCCTGCCACAGTCCACCGGTCGTGAGACCGTCCGCCGCCTGGATCCATCCGGTCGCCCACTTCATCTTATCCATGACCTTTGCCATGAACTGCTCGTTGTTCTTGATATCGCCCAGCTCTGTGGTCGAGTATCCCTGCATGCGGTACCACCACAGCGGCGTCCACTTGGCAATCTCGTCCTGCAGACCTTTGTCCCACATCGGGTTCTTCATGTCGGTGAGCGCTTTCATCAGCGGGGTGTATCCGATCTCCGCCGCTGCCGACGGGAACGATGCGGCCTGCGCCAGCGTGACGCGCGGGTTAAACGTCAGCACAGCGCCTGCCATGTTGCCACGCAGCTCGTCGAAGATGTTGGCCTCCGTCTTGCGTGCGCCGTTCAGATCCGCCATGAGGTTTTCGATATACTTCTTGCCCTCGTTCTCGAACGTCCGCGCCATTGCGCTCTGCACGCTCATAGAGTATCCGGCTCTTGCTTTGCCGTAGGCCTTGTTGAAGTTCCGGACCGCCGGCATCAGTCCGACATACTGCGCCGTCCGGCGGAGCTGGCTGCTGATTACGTCCGTGATATCCTCCAGCAGAATCGGGTTCGCGCCGTTGATACGCTCCTTCATGAAGCCCGCGTTCTCCAGACTCATGTCCCGCACGATGGTGTCGAAGCTCGCCGCCCGGTAGTTCGCGTCGGTGTGGATCGGGAAGTAGTGGTCGACCTGCGCTTTGGAGAATCCGTATACCATCTCCGTCACTTCGTTGAGCTTGTTCTTGGAATACTCGTCGAAGAACTTCTGCGCCGCTGCGATCCACTTCCGGTCGTACTCGGTAAGCTGCTTCTCGATCTGTGCACGGAGGTTGCTCATGTATGCGTCGGTCTGATCCTGCAGCTCGGCGATCTTGTCCTGGATCTCTTCTCGCTCCTGCTCGGTCTCTGCCTCCGAGAGCTGCTGGTTCAGCTCGGCGATCTCCGTGGCAAAAGCCACCGCCCGTCCGGTCTTGCCGTTGAAGGCGTCGGCCATCTGGTTCTTGTAATACTGCTTGAGTCTCGGGACAGTCAGCCCGCCGTAGGAAATGTGCCGTGCGTTCTGCTCGTTCTGCAGGTGCATGTACACAGAGAGCATCATGCCTCGCGTGATCTTGATGCTGTTGCCCAGGTCGTCCTTGAGGCCGATGTCCACCAGGTTCTTCTGGTCGTGCAGCGTGTCGAGATTCTTCTTATCGTCGATCAGTTCGCGGAAGATCTGCCCGCCTTCCATCAGCACCTGCGTCTGCGTGAGCTGCCCCTGGTTGAGCATGCCAAACATCTGCTCCCACATGGAGTTCTTCACGTAGCCGCCGGCCATGCGGAAGAACGAGGCCGGCGTCATCTGCGCCATCACAAACTTGCGCAGCGCCTTCGTCGGGATGCCCTTCGCGTTCTCGGTCTCGCGCATCATCTGGTTTGCGGCCTCGAAAGCATCCGCCTCGATCTGTGCGCCGACCAGCTTGTTCGCCGTCTGGATCGTATGCTTGAGCGCCTTGAGCGTATTGTACACGCCCTCAAGCTCGCTGCCGGTGAGGTCGTAGATACTGCCGTCGCCGAGTTCTCTCGTGATCTCCTGCAGCATACCGCTTACGGTCTCGTCGTATGTGAGCGAATACTTCGGGTCCTGCGCCAGCGCGTCGTACTGTACCTTAAGTTGTGCGAGCGCCGCTTTCGCTTTGACCGCTCTTCCGGACGTGGTATCCACCGCGCCCAGGATCTCCGCCGTCGCCTTGACCAGGTCCTTCGGAACATACCGGCCTTCTTTCGGTTTGAGCAGCATGTCCGTCAGCTCCTTGTGGAGCGCCTTGATCTTGCCGCGCACGTTGGTGTCGGACCTGCGGTTGCGCTGCCGTTCCATCACGCCCTTGTAGTGCTCTTTGGTCTCGGCTACCTTCTGCCACTTGGCTGCCTTTTCTCTCTTCACGGCAGCCTGTCGGCGTGCGGTCTCCTCTTTGCGGATCTGCTCGATCTTTGCGTTCTTCTCCGCGCGGAGCTTGTCGAGTCTCTCCCTACCGATCTGCTTCTGCTGCTGCACGGCAGCGTCGGTATCGCGGAGGGAGTTTTTGGCGGACTCGCTATTGATTTCTTCTGTAGTCTGTGGTATAGTGACTCTAGAAGAAGTCGCTCCTCTGGGTGGAGTCGTAGCCGGGTTAGGCCCGGAGCGCCCACGGTTCCGTTCAGCGGCTTTTTCTATTTTTATTTTCAGTTTGCCGCCGTCGGATGTTTCAACATTGACAGCCCGTGGTTTCCCCTGTTCGTCAAATTGAATTACGACTCCCTCGTGGACGTCCGTTCCGTTAATTCTCACGGGTGCGGCATACGTCAAGGTCGTGAGGTTGTTCCCTTCATGGTTTCTTTGCCCCGCGATGAGCTTGCCCTTTTGCGCGACATACGGTGCGAGAATGGCAGCGGCACGCAATGCATTATTGCTTGAAGCATGGCTCCTAACGGTACGTGCCCCATTAAGAGTGAAGTCGAAAGTGACACCATCCCGATCAAACATAGCGTCGTCTCCGACCCTTGTGCCCGCGATGTACGCCTGCTCCATGATCATATTATCAAGATCGGAACCAGCTTCGCCTGCGTACTCGATTTCCGCTATTGGCCCATCGGGGAAAGCGTCGTCTATAATCTGTCGGTTTGCTGCGAGCTGTTGACGAATAGTTGTACGATCTCCCATCCAGTTGACGTCATTCCTGTCGAGGATCTCGCTTCGCGTCGAATACTTGGCCTGTCCAGCACGCGTGGCCTTCCCCTCCGGGTGCGCCATCTCCCAGCCAGGCAGCACAGCTTCGATCTCGTCGACGATGCTGTCAACGCCGCCTTCCTGCTTGGCCTGCAGCATGGCGTCCTCTTCGAGACCGGCCTTGATGAGATCCTTCATAGATCCGAAGGCATCGTTCTCGGTCGGGAAGTTCATCTGCACAGCGCCGAGAGGCGTGCTGGTCGTGCCGTCCTTGTCGTAGCAGGAGAAGTCTTCGAGCAGTTTGTAGTAATTCGGATGCCCGGCGAACTCGTCGAACTTCGGCTTGTAGCCGTGTTCTTTGCACCAGTCGAGGTATTCGTTTGCCGTTTCGCGTGCGCCCTTGCCTTCAGCCTGCGCTCTCTGCAGGGCGTCGTTCCAGTTGAAGTCCGCGCTCGGGGAGATCTTCGACCACTTGCCGTTTTTATACTGTCTCGTGTTCTGCGAGTTGGTATAGTCGGTGTATTTGTCGATCTGGTTCATCGCCGCTACCAGGTGGTTCAGTCCGCTCTTGTGGTACGGGATGATCATGCGGATCTCGGGATCGTCGAGCATCTTCTCGATATGCGCCCGCGATACGCCGACCGCGATCGTGCCGCAGTTCTTGCTGTAGCCCTCCGCGTTCTGGATACGCTTGGCCAGCTCGAATCCTTCCGCCGCCGTCAGCCGCTTGCCGTGGTTGTCGTACACGGTGGAGCCGAAGCTCTGCCCGTCCTTCCAGGTGTAGTTGCCGTCAGCGTCGAGGCCGGCGTGATCTTTGTCGATGCCCTTCACGACTTCCGGTACCAAAGACATATTGATCTTGATGCCTGTCAGACCGAACTGCTGGGCAAACATGAACTCCTTCGTGTAAGAATGCGCGGGGAGTTTTTTTGCGCTCAAATCCGCGACCATCTGCACGTAGTCGAACACGAGCCTGCCCACATAATCGGAGAAGCTCTGGATGCGGATGCCGCCGACTTCGTAGGCCGCCTTCGCGTTGAACTGCCCCTGCTGGATGATCTCGTTGAGATACTGCACATCACTCTGCGCAGCCTTCGGTCCGCCTGCGCCCTTCTTGGAATTGTACAGCGACAGCAGCTCCGGGTTGTGGATCTTCAGCGCGTCGAAGCCAGCCGTGCTCATGAAGTCTCCGCGGGCTACGAGCTTGCGCGCCTGCGGGTTCTCCTTGAGGTAGTTGGCGATCTTCCACTTGACCGTCCCCTTCTTCTCCGTCTTTAGGATGTCGTCGATCTTCTCCCAATTAAGATCCGAGTCCGGCAGCGTGTCGATGCCCGCGCCGGTATTGACGATCGTCGCGTCCCCGCCGTAGTTGAAGGAGTCGAGCTTCATGCCCGCGCCCTTCTTCAGCAGCGAGAAGACCTGCATGTTGTACATCTTGCAGAAGGCGTCGGCGATCATGGCCTGCCGGTATCTCTTGGAGTCTACGAAGCACAGACCGCACGCGACCTCAAAGCCGTGGTCGCGGATGATCTCGTTGATCCTTGCGATGGATCCCTGCCCCATGCGGAAGTCGTTCATGATGCCGCGGCGGATCATCTCGTTGAAGACGGCGTCGAGCGTTCTCCTCTTCTTGCACACGAGGGAGAAGTCCAGGTTCAGCTTATACTCGCCGTTTGCCTTGACCACAGAGAACACCGGCTTGCCGTCGATAGAGACGACCTGCGCATTGCTCCATGCGGAGAAGGGTGCGTACTCGCCGTTGTCATAGTCCTTGCAGACTTTGTACAGTTCCTCGATCTGCGTGCGCATCTGCTTCGCATCCTGCTCTGTCAGCGCGCCGTTCTGCACCTGCTCGTCAAGGAACGCATCAAGGTTCTCTCTGCCGGACTCGTCGAACGTGCGCAGCGAGTTCATGATGGTGCCGTCGCTCTGGATGGATGAGGTGAAGCCCGTGTCGGTCTTGCTCTCGACGATGGTGTCCGTCGGGTCGGATGCCTGCGATGCGAGTGCGTTCTCGTTTGCTCCGGCCAGAGCATCGAGCCACATCTGCCGCAGCTCGGTGATTCTGCCCTGCATGGCTTCCGCTTCCGCGTGGCGCGTTTTAAGGCCCTTAAAAGCGTTTGCCCATTTGGAGTAGAATTTATCCAGCCACTTCCAGATCCCGCGCGCTTCGGTGGTGTGCTCGTTTGCAAACGCCATGATCTGCTCGCCGTCCGTCAGCATCCGCTCGCAAGCGTCGGCGATGACTTCTTCAAGCGCTTCGTCGTGGGTAAGCGTGCCGCCTGCCCTGCGCTGCTTCTGCCGGATGAAGTCCTCCAGGTTCTTGCCCTGGTTGACAAGCTCGGTGACGACAAAATCACGGAGCGCGTTATAGGCTTCCTCGTTGTACGCGCGGATGTAGTGCGTCAGCTCGTGCGCTGCGGTCAGCACGATGGTGCGCTGGCCGACATCCGCAGTATCCATGCCGGCGTTGACGTCCAGATAGATCCGACCGTCCCGGAAGAAGATACCCTGCGCGCCGACATAACTGCCGTTGACTGCTTTCGACTTGACCAGCGTGACGTTCACGATCTTGGCCAGCACTTCGGATGCGAAGGCATACTCCGCATCGCCGAGCTTTTTCTTGGCTTCCTCTTCGGTGACGGAGTCGTACTCCATGCCGTCGATCTTGCCCTTGCCGTCCCAGAACTCCACCTTGCCGGTGACCTTCTGCTGCTTGGCCTCTTCGGTGACGCCCTGCTTCTTCGCTTCTGCGCGTCCGAGTTCGAGCGCCATCTTGAGCTGCGCGTCGGTCAGGTCCCGCAGGGAATACGCCTGTCTCGCCTTCTCGTCCGTGATGTTGGTCAAGCCGTATCCGTTCTCGGCGATATCCCATTGCATCAGATACGAGTTGATGTTCTGCCCCGGCTTGTACTGTGCCAGCATGACGCTGCCGTTTTTCCGAGTGGAGACTGCCTGCAGCAGCGTGCGGTATCCTTCGGAGATGCCCTGGATCTGGTCGATCTCCACGTCCTGGATGGTCTTGCCGTCCTTGCCGTGCTTGATGCGGACCTTGCCATCCTTCACGCCGACGATCTCGCCGCTGATGGTATTGCCGCCCTTGTTCGTGAACTGGACCTTCCCGGTCTTCTCTTCTGCTGATACGGAAGTCTTCGCTCCGTACACGTCAGACGCGAGAGCTTTGTTCCGGGGCATGGTCTTGACCCACTCGTTGCTGCGCTGATACGGAGCGACCGCGCGTTCGTAGTCTTCTCTCGTCGCGCCCTGCCCCTTGTTCTGGATGAAGGCGTTGTACTCGGCAGCTCTCTCCCCCCGCAGGTTCTCCACGTCCATCTCGGAGAGGATCCTCTGCGCGATCGGGCTGGCTTCGACCATGCGGTGCTGCGCTTCGGTTGCGGTAACGCTGCCGATGTTGCGCGTCGCAAAGCTGTCTCTCGCGCCGGCCCGTTCTGCCTCACCCTCGAGCGCGACCATCGTGATCGCCTCTGCCAGTTCGCCGTTCTCTTCACCGAGCTGCTGCATGCGCTGCTCGACCGCGCCGAGCGTGTTGCGCATATCCTCGCGGGCGACGGTTGACGCCGCCTGCTGGTTCAGCCGGTTGATCTTCTGCTCACGGAAGGGGTCGAACTTCTTCTCGTCGATAGACTGCTCCAGCGCAGCCGCCCGGTTGCTGATGTTCTGGTCTCCGGTCTGCGTGGCGTAGCCTTCCTTGATCAGATGCTTCTGCCAAAGGCGCATGGCGTCGCCGATCTTCATGCCGTCCTGTCCGGCCTGCATAAAGAACTTCGAACGCTCATCCTCTGCGGCGATGCCGGTCGCTTTTGTCACGCCCTCAACGCTGCCGCCGACCATGCCCATTGCAGCGCCGACGAGGAAGTCGTACAGGATCTCCTCGCCATCAAGCGCGCCGAAATAGCCATTGTCAAATACGTGCTCGTCATAGATGGAGCGCAGCACCGGGTTCGCCAGGTCGGAGATAACTTCTTCAAGACCTTCGCCAGCGGCGTCTGCCACCATGCCGAGCGCGGCCTGCCCGAGCCTGTTCTGCGTGAATCTCCCGACAGCATGCGAGACGATATCATCCGCCGCGCCTGCACCGTAGATGCCGGCAAGACCGTCGAACATCTTTTCGGTGAGGACTTCGACCGCTGCGGTTCCCGCGCCGTACAAGCCCTGCTGATAGATGTCAGCGCCTGCTTCACGTGCTTCACGTACACCGCTGCCGAAGCTACGCAGCGCCATAGAGGTAAGAGATCCGCCCGGTATAACTCTGCCGACTACAGCGTCCGCGCCCATCTGCACGCCCTGCACGCCCATATCCACGGCGAACTGTCCAAGCTCGCTGCGTCCGGCCTTCATGCTGTTGATCTGCTCGGCGCTCTGCCTCTGCAGGTCTGCAGCCATATTCTGCGTGCGGATATATCCGGGTACTGCTTGATAAGTCCCTGCGCCGTGTTCGGCCTCGTATTGTTCTTTCTCTCTCTGCTGGAGGACTTCCTGGTGGTGCTTCTGCTGGTCGGTCATGTGGCCGGTCGTAAAGATGCCCCAGCGCTTTTCATTCTCCGGCTGCCCAAGCTCCTGCAGGTATCCGAAGGTATCCACCACACCGGCAGCAGACGAGCGCAGGCCCGCGTCGACCACGTTTGCATTGGCGATGCCGCCCTCTGCCTCAAATGCTTTCTGCGCGTTTGCAAGCCGTGTTTCCGCGGCTTTCATCTGCTCCCCATAATCAGAGGCGGTGATGTTCTCCTGCGCGATTCTGTACGCTCTGTCGGCGTCACGCAGCTCCTGCCGTGCGGCGTTGTACCCGGCATAGACGTCCTTGTATTCCTTGTCCGCCGCCTTGTACTCATTCCGTGCGCTTGCAATCCGGTTGTCCAGGTCGGCAAGGATCTGCGCGTACTGATCGTAGGAGGAGCCGTCGGTCATGTAACCGGCGTACTGCATGCGCTCGGCTTCGAGAGTATCGAGCGTTGCCTTCGCCGTGGATCTCCTATTGCTGATCTCATCACGCTGGTTCTGTCTCTTCTGCTCTGCCTCCGGGATGACCGGTGCGGCAGATGCGCGCTGCGGTGTTGCCTGTGTCGTTGGTGCCGTCTTCTGTGACGCGTGCTGATTGCGTCTGGTCGTCCCGCCCAGGCCGTACTTCGACCGCATTTCATCTACCGCGCTTGTGCTCCTGGTGCTGCCTCCGCTGCTGGTCTGCGTAGAGCCTGTCTGCTGCGTCGATCCGGTGGAAGATGCCAGCCCGTATTTTCTCCGCAGTTCGTCTACACTTGCCATGAATTGGCCTCCTTAAATGTGGTTCTTTTTAGCCCATGCGTTAAGATCCGCCCGCGTGAAAGTGGTATTGCCTGCGTCAATCTGCGCAGCCATATCGCGGTAGAAGTTCTGCCCCTCTGCGCTCGTCTTCGGGCTGTAGCCGTTCAGATCGCTGCTCGTCAGCTTGTTGGTGGCCGTGGTCGTCGGCGTTGTGCTCGCGGGTGTGGTAGTTCTTCCCCCGACGTACACCGTCTGCGGTGCCGGCATGTACGCGCCGCGGAGTGCTTCGCCCTGCGCCTCCGAGAGACCGGCGGCGTTATACTCTGCCTTCGTCGGCTTGTAGCCCATAGACATGAGGCCGACGAGCCTGCTGTAATTGTCTCGCTGCATGTCGTACTGGTCGAGCAGGCGGCTGTAGTTCAGCTTCTCCTGCGCCACCATGCGGTCGTACCAGGTATCGGCATCGCTCTGCGCGCGGTTGACGTCGATGTTGTACTGGTTCAGCGTGTCGAGATACCGGTCGTAGTCGCTGCGCTCAAGGTTGGTCGTGGTCTCCAGGTTCTGGTTGAGCCGGTTGCCCTCGGCGTTGTACGCGTCGAGTGCCATGCCGTAGGTCTGCGGGAGGATGTCGGCCATTCTCTGCAGATACTGGTCGTACTGCTGCTGGCCTACCGCCTGCCCGTAGCTCGAGCCGTAGCCGCCGGTCAGAGCCGCGGCCTGCCCCATCGTGTCGCGCATGGCCATCTGGCCCTGGGTGGTATAGTCCTGCACGTACTGCTGATACAGCGGGTCCGTCTTCTGGTCGTACTTGAACTCGCCGCGCCCCATGATCTGCTCGTACAGGCTCTTGATCTGCGCGTCGTACTGGCTGCCGTAAACCGGAGCCTGCCCCTTCATCTGCTCAAGCGCAGTCATCGCATTGTTATACCGCGCGGTCAGTTCGGGATCGCTCGTGTCTCCGAATACGTTCGGCACCGTCCGGTCATAGTTAGGTGCAGGCGTGGACGAGCTTGAACTTGTGCTGCCTCCGCCGCCGCCACCGCTCGATGTTGGCGGTTTGATTACGCCTTGCCGGGCAAGGATTCCAGTCCCTGCCGCTGCTGCAGCGCTCAATGCCGCTGCGTTGCTTTTGTTCTGCGTGGTAGCCGACTTTGTCGGGGTGGCGTTCTTGTTTCCCTCGTCGGTCATATTCACCATCTTGTTTTGTACGAGTGCCATCTTATTCCTCCCTCTTTGCTCTCACGTGATCCGGGTACTCGTTCGCAAGGATCTCGTATCCGGTGTATATCGTGTCCAGTACCCGCCGGCACGGGGTGATGAAGCTCGACGACGGGCTGCAGGAGATCCGCATCTCTCCGTCGTGCTGTGTGATGCTCGGCAGGAACTTCTCGTCGTTATCCTGTACGGCTGCGATCGCCGTGTATGCCAGGATGGATGCCGCCGCGCAGATCAGATCCTCACCCTTCGGTGCGCTCTGTGCGTGGCCCTTGATCGTCAAGCAGGTCTCCCTGCGGTTATATGTCGCAGAAATCATGCTTCGCCTCCGGGCTGGCTGGCCCCTCGTGCCTGCTCTCTGGCGTTCGTCACACGCGTGGACTCGTTCGTGGGATCCTGCGGCATGCCCGCGTCGCCGTCGATCTTCTGCGGCATCGGCTGGCCGGTGATGTTGGATATCATGTCATCCGCCATCTTCGGCTCGTACTTTGCCGCGAGCGTGATTGCCATCTGCTGCCACATGATCATCTGGCGATACATCGTTCCCATGTTCTGCACCTGCTGCTGCAGCTTGTCCTTGCCGTCGAACTCCATCATGCCGAGACACATCAGCGTCTGGTCTGCGTTTTGCGGGTTGAAGAATCCGAGATTGTAGAACTGCAGCGCCAGCTCATTCTGGCTCATCTTGGTGTAGCTCGCAGCCTTCTGTGCCTTGACCTCGACGTCAAATACCGGCAGCCTCATGCCGAGATCCTGCCCGGCCAGCACGCCCTGCGGCTGCGGTCGGATGCCTGCGTTGGAGAACGTGACGAACTCCTGCGCGCCCAGCTCGCCCACGATCCGGAACTTGCGGGGGATATCGTAGAACTGACGGATCAGCTCGATGACCAGGTTTATGATCTCGCTGTATGCTCTGTAGCTCGTCTTCGTGCTGTCCCTGCTGCCTTTTCCGGACGCCTCCTGCAATGCTGCGATAGCGGACGCTGCGGTCACGCCCTGCGACGTGGAACCGGTCGCGGTCTCCGTGTTGCCGGAGGTCTCGCGCAGCTCGTTCACTCTGCCTCTCTGATAGTCGATGTAATTGCCTGGCAGCGAGCGGAAGTCGATGACCTTGAGCGCGTCGTCTCCGAGATTGCCGTCGACGGTGACGAGCGGCTTCGACAGGTCAAGGAACTCTTCCTCGTTCACGCCGGCGTCCTGCCGCTTGAAGTAACGCGGCATGGCTCCGACCATCGTGTTCCGGATGAATGCTGTGTCCATCAGATCGATCGCGGTCTGCGGGTTCTGGCACAGATCCACGAAGCCATATCCGCACGGGCTGCCCTCGATCGGGAACAGCACGTCGAACACGAAGGGATAAAGGCCGTGGTCGTACAGCGTCGTGCCCTCGTTCTCCGTCGAGTACAGGACCTCGTCGTTCACGTACTTCACATAGTGCAGCACGGTCTTGCCCTGCTCCCAGCGCTTGTAATAGCAATCAATGACGGTGCTCTTGCCGTCCGTCGGCACAGCATCGTCATACAGGAACTTGGTCGCGATGAAGGTCTCTCCCTTGAGCTTGTCCTTGAGCTGCGGGTACTGCGACTCCAGGATCTCGTTGTCGACCAGGTTGGTATGGAAGAAGTATTTGCTCTGCTGGATATCCTTGACGCCCGGCTCCCAGAACAGGTTCAGCAGGTCTACCTCCTGGATGGAGATGTCGCCGAGTCCGTTGTGCTTCTGTGCGTCCCATACCACCTTGTACACGCCGGTGCCGGTCTTGAGCTTCGCCCACACCGCATCCGAATAGATGTCCTCGAACTTGTTCTGCTCCATGACCACAGGGATGATGGATGACAAACTCTTTGCCTCCTGCTCATCGCCCGGTTCTCTCGGCAGGATGTTCGGCTCCGGATATGCCTCCATCGCGTCGGCGTGCTTGGATACGATAACGTTGTGCAGCCAGCCGCTTTTGGAACGGAAGCCGCCGTCGTTCAGCTCGGTGGTCTTCCTCTCCTCGATGCCGTTGCGCAGCTTCCACCAGTTCTCCGCGGATACCACGCGCCGCTCGAGCCGTGCCTTGCCGGTCTTGTACTTCTGCAGCGTCTGTGTCAGCTTCTGCAGCTTCTCTTTGTCTATGGCCGCAGCCCTCTCCAAAGGCTGCGGGATCATTCTTTCGTCCATTTATTTCCTCCTCTTGGACAGTTGGTTCAACGGGTCTGACAATATCGGCGTCTGTTCAACCGGGCGCAACGGCTTCACAGGTCGACTCATGCAAAAATAGCGGGTCTCGTCCGCTACGTGGTCTTCCATGCTCGTGTCCAGATCCTCCGGCTTGTGTTCGTCGTAGATCAGCAGCGGGATCGTCCGGATGAACGCTTTGCAGTTCGAGAAGATATACATCCGTGCATATCCATTCTCGTCGAACTGCAGCCGGTAGTGCATCTGCATCCAGCCCGGGACTCTGTTGTTATCTCCCGGGGTAAAGTACACGCCGTGCCGCACGGCTGTCTCGGCGATGCTCTCGCCTCTCGACGCGTCCCATATGGCAGGGTCTGCCACGCCCTGGATGTTCTTGCCCTTGAGCCACGGGTGCTCTCTCTCGATGCGCGCGATCTCGGTGAACTGCTGTGCCGGCGTCCACTTCAAGCCCTCGTTCGGCGTGGACGTGCAGCCGTACAGCTCCATCACGCGGTAGATCACGTCGTCGTAGTCCACCGCCCACCACGCGCAGGAGAAGGGTTTCCCATATCCGAAGTCGTAGCTCCGGTAAATCTTCCAGCCTGCCGCCGGTCCTTTTGACAGGTCGATCGGGTCTATCACGTGCACCCATCTGCCCTGCCGTTTCAACTCTGCCTCGTCCAGATCGCAGCCGTGCTCGTGCGCTGCGGCCATGTCCACGGTCTCGCGGAAGTCCTCGAAGAACTGTCCCTCGTAGATATCCCACCGGCCATACAGCCACGCGTCCCGCAGCTTCGGCGGTAGGCTCTCGAGCTGGTGTATGTAATCGGGGTTTGACGCCATAAGCGCCTTGTTGTCCGTGACCAGGCTCTGGATGAAGGCATAGTCCTCCGGTCTCTCGTCGTCCTCGTATCTCTTGTCGATGAATAGCCTCTTGACCCAGCCGTGCCCGACGCCGCCGGGGTTGCAGGTGTAATAGATCCTCTTCGGGAATCCGTTCACGCCACGCACGCAGGCCTTGAGCCGGTCCATCTGCTCCTCTGTCTGCTGCGTCGCCTCGTCTATGAACAGCACGTCGACTTCCGTGCCCTGGAAGCGTGCGCTGTCTCTCTCGGTATCGCAGTACCGGAACAGGATCACGCTGCCGGTCGGGAAGCGTAGCTCCTTTTTTGCGTCGTTATACTCGGCAAATCTCTGTGCTCTGTCCGGCTCGTCCGTGTGCAGCATGTCGCACAGCGGCTGGATATGGTTTGCACGCAATTCCGGGTATGTTTTTCGCACGATCATCACCTTGATGCCCGGATACCTATAGCAGAGCAAAACGGCCTTTACGCGTACCGCCCAGCTCTTACCGCCGCCTCTCGCGCCGCCGAACGCAACATACTTGTGCTCGTCGTTGAGGAACTGCATCTGCTTCTCGCTCGGTTCTGGTATGATCAGCTTCATCGTGCCGCATCCTCCGTGCCGGCGAACGTGATCTCCACCGGTTCCCTCGCCGCCTTCGCTGTCTGCTGTTCAAGGTTGGCGATCCGCGCTCTCTGCTCCTGCTCCTCAAGAGCCATGCGGATCTTCGTGATAGCCTTTGTCCCGTTCAATGCGCGCACCAGCCCTTCGACCTCTCGCCAATCCTCGAGGTCGTCGCTCTCCAGTCTTCGCACGATCCAGTTGATCGCCAGCGTCGCGCCTTCGAAGATCAGCTTTGCCTCTGTTACATCCTTTGTTGCAGGCTTCGGTACATCTGTTGCAGCCGGGGTTGCAACAGCTTGTGTGCCGACATTCAGACGGTACTCGTTCCTGCGCTTCGTCCACTTCTCCTTCTTGGACCTGTCGGCCATCGTGCGCAGCGGCACGTTATACTTTGCAGCCAGAGGGCGCATGGCAATGTCGGTCGTGATATATTCTTTTGCAATCTTTTTCCAGTTCGGTTGTGCCATTTCGCACCTCCTCCCTAATATTTTACCGAAACAGGGCGGTCGTTCTCTACCACCGATTAACGGAAAGGCAGAGGAATTTTCATTCCTCTGCCTGGTATTCTTTGTTCAGCATTCTGTAAAGGCGGCAGCGCTTGTACTCGCCCTCGCATCGCGCCTCGATGTAATCCCGCGTGTACTCCTTCCGAGTGAAGAATAACGCCAGCGTTGTGCCTTCCTCCGGTCCTTCGCAGGAGATCATCCGGTACTTGACTCGCGCCATATTGTAAAAAGGGCATTGCACTCGCGTGTCCAGGTCGGCTTTCCCGGATTGCGCTCGGATGGATTTATACTGGTTTCGAGCGGACGAGTATTCGCTTCTGATCGGATCCTGCGGCTCGCAGTCTATACAGACGTCGCTCTTTTTTCCGTTGTGCATGCAGGTCTCACACAGCCAGTCTTTCATGTGCCCTCCTCCGCTTCGATCATCCAGTTCAGATACACCCTTGCCTTTTTCAGATCCTCGACGCCGCCCTTGTGCCTGTGCCTCCAGACGTATTTCATCACGTTGCCCTGGCAATAGCTGGCGAAGTCTTCGTCCCCCAGGCTCGCACGGATCGCGTCGATGCACTCGATCCCGCCGGTCGTGTAATGCTCCGGATGATTTACATTGTCGCTCATTCGTTTGCCTCCTGTTTCAGCCATTCGAGCCAACTTTTTCCGTAAGGCGTGAAGCGGCTCTCTGCACTTGCGCGAAATCCCACAAAGTAGGCATCTCCTTGTACTTCATTAAGAAATCCGTCCAGTTCCTCGTCCGTCATAGCGCGGATGCGGTCGGCGTTGGTGATGGGCTTCGGAGGTTTAGCATTTACCACGACAGGCACATACGCCACTTTCCCGTCTCCTTGGAATGTTGTGTCGTTCATCGCTCACCCTCCTCTGCCGTAGGCGGTGTAGGTAGCGGCATCCAGTGTGTGATGTCTCTTTCTCTGCCGAATCCTTGCCAGTAGTTCCAATCCATACGCTTCGATACGGCGATAACGCCGCCGTCACGTTTGTTGGGGTACAAGTCACCGTACACAAGGACAAACTCTCCCTCTTTCGGCAACCGCTCCGTCACGGGAATCCATGCAGGAGGCGGCATATACTGGAATTGTTCGCAACGCTTTTGCAGTTCCTCTATTGCATCGTTGGCTTTGTCAAGCCGCTCTCGGTATTCATCCCTATCGCGTTCTGCCTCTTGAACGAATCCTGTTAGTTCCTCTATGGCATCGGCGGCTTGCTGAATATGCTCGGCGATTTCATGCTCCGTTTGTGTTGTTCCCTGATCAACCCACGATTTGTCTTCTTTCAGCCGCTCTACCAGTTCGTCATACATCGTTTGCCCTCCTGTTCCATGCTTTGATGTTTTCTTCCGCGCAATCTGCTTCGACCTGATAAACGGACACGCCGCAGTTGTTGCAGACGATAGCAGAGCCAACCTCTACTCCGCTCTCATAGTAGCGCGTCACATCAGCTTTGCCGCCGCAAAACGGGCAAGGTTTAAGTTCCATCAGCTTTCCTCCCTCTTTTTGCCGTCAGCGCAGAACCAGTCATGCCTGTGCGTCAGCCCTGTTATGCACTGGATGGCATTGTTGCCAAAAAGGTCATTCACTTCGCGCGTGTTGTACTTGCAGTCTGCGCAAGTAACCACATGCCGCACATCGGCGGCGGGGAAATCCTCTACATCGTCAAGCACATCCCCAATCCCGCAAGAGCGGCACGGCGCGTCACCTATTTCGTAGCAAACAACGGATTTGCCTTTCTTTAGCCCGTATCTTCTTTTGCAGTTCTCGCAGTACAATTTGCGCTTCTCATCAAGAAACGCCTCGCGTTCGATGTATTCTTTCTTTTTCATGCGCTTTCTTATCCTTTCAATCGGAATTATCAATCCCATTACGCATACTTCCTGTAAGCAGTTTCGACGTTGCGCTGGTCGATATAGACATACTTCATCGTCGTGTCTATCTTGTCATGCCCAAGCACGGCGGCCACTTCCTGAATCGGCATCCCGTGGTTGATAAGATTCGTCGCAAGCGTTCGGCGGAAGCGGTGAGGATGTACGTTCTCCACGCCAGACCGCGCCTCGATGCGTTTAAGCATCGCCCTAACACCATGCGGTGTCATGCGGTCTGTTCCTTTACCCAAGAACAAGGCTTCCTTGTCATCGTTCCGCTCTCGGAAATAGCGTTCGAGGTACATGACGCAGACATCATCCAGATAGACCACGCGCTCCTTGTTGCCCTTGCCGAGCACCTTGACGGAGCGAGAGCGGAAGTCGATGTCCAACACATTCAACGCGCACACTTCCGAGATGCGGCATCCTGTCGAGACGAGGAAAGAGATCAATGCGAGGTCGCGTGTATTGGCAGCACTTGCTTTGAGCTTTTCCATCTCCACAGCGCTGTAAGGTTTGCGGATTACCTTTGCCTGTTTGATCGGCGAGAGGTTGTTCGTTGGATTCTTCGCAATCAATTCTTCTTTCCACGCCCAGCCGAAGAAACTGGTGAACACATAGCGGTTGCCCTCAAGCGTCCGCAAGGAAACGCCGCGCTCCTGCTCCTGCATGAGCCATGACCGGAGATGATGCACCGTGATCTTGGAGAACGGCACATTCACATCTTCTTTCAGCCTGCCGAGAATGTAGCGGTAGTGTTCGATCGTCCCTTTGCTTCGGCCTTCGACTCCCTTCGCATCCAAGAATAACTTGACGAGATTGTCGGTATCGTCCGGGGCGCTTCCGTCCTGCGGCAGCGTGGTCATATCATAGGCGAGCAGCACGTCCGCTGCCTGCTCTATGATTTTGCGTACATCGTTCGCCGGCACGAAGTCGTTGAGCCGCGCTTCGAGGTCCGCCAGATATAGTTTTTTATCCAGAAGCGCCATAATCGCTATCTCCTCCTTGTTGACAAATACTCCTCGAACCGTGGCACTTTTTTGAAAATCACTTTGTTATTGCACCATCGCTGTAAGTGCCGGATCTCGCGCGGTGCATGTGGCTTGTCGTAGACCATGACATACGGATCGTAACCAAGCGAAGAAACGGTCATAATACGATAAAGGTTTTCTTCCATCGTAGAGTTAAAATTTGTGAGGATATACACCATGCCGTAGCTGCCTTTGTATTTCCATCGTGCACCGTTCGCATAGTTCTCGAACTTCGCTTTCAGATCATCCTTCGGATTATCCCAGGCAAAGTGTACCTTCTGGAGACGGATGCGGTTGAGATCCTCGATATCTCGATCCGTTATCATGCGGATATCGATCCCCTGGTTGAAGCACACGGTCGCCTTTGTGTCTGCATACTGCTGAAACAGCTCGTGTTTCTCCCGGCACGCTGTGATATTCGGGTCGAGCACTTCGATGTGCTTCTGTCCATTCCAGAAGTCTTTTACATCTGCCACCTTTACCGCGCAGCGGCCCTCTTTCGCAGCGACATGGCAGAACGCGCACCCGCGAGGGCATCCTCTGCTGGTCATTGCCACCGCAAAATCGAACTGCGGGTAGATTGAATAGTCCGGAAACATGTGCTCCATTTCATCCGGCAGCTTGACGTTTTTACTCTGGTCGAAGTGTTCTTTCCCATCGTCTCCCAGGCTGATGCAGTATCCTGTCCCGCCTTTGATAACCTTGTCTGCATTCATAGGTTCCGGCACGTCCGGGCTGTATGCATCCGAGAAAATCTTGCTCATGTATACGATGTCGTAGTGTTCAAAATCGCTCCACCACCACACGACCTCATCGCCCTGTGCCTTGTGCCACGCGCTGATCCGCATCAATGCGAGGTTCGGGAAGTTGTGCCCATCTACATCGATCAGCCCAATCTTCATGTTTCCCGCTCCGTCTGCATCGCTTCGACCTGCCGCCGCAGTCTTACGATCTCGCTTTGGTCCAGCTCATGCAGGTGCATCAGCTCCCGGATCGCGTTCGCTGCCCGGTGCATCAGCTTCCAGTCGCACTTCCACGATACTGTCTGCTTGCAGTCCTGGCACGGCCCGCCGATCGAGCAGTTCTCCAGGTCGTGGATGATCTGCCTATACGTTTTCATGTCCTGCCCTCCAGCGCGTCGAGCGCCTTCTTGTAGTTGTTCGCCGCGATCCGCAGCTTCTCTATCGCCTTCGCCGCCTGCAGCGCAAGCCGGTACTCGCTCGTCCCCGTCTGCCCTGTCAGCTTGTACACCGTGGCGAGATCCTTGAGGTCGCAGATCAGCTTATCGTAGTCCATCTCGCACCTCCGTCACCAGATACCCGTACCGGAAGTACAGCATCTTTTTCTTGGCCACGAACAGCTCGTAGGCCGCTCCCTTCTTCATACCCTTCACGTCCTCGATCACGGTCTTGCCGCCCATCGTGTACACAAAGTCCGCGGTGTACGTCATCTCCCGCAGCCCGGCCTCCGGATACGCGGGCGTCAGCTCGTACTTCACCTGCCGGCGGAGATCCCGGATCTCCCCGCGCTTCTCCATATTCCGGAGGACGAGCCAGCGCTCGCCCTCCGTTCTGGAGTCAAAGGTCTCGCCGTAAAACGTGGTCTTCTTCGCATGGTATTTATTCATTGGCCCCTACCTTCCTGCGGATCCTGTCAAGATCAGCGGTGTCTACCTCTGCCGTGTTGATTCGCTTTGCTCCAGGCTTTGTTCCGTTCCGCTGCTCCCATGTCCGGACCGCAGCCTTCCAGTCCTTCATCTTCGTCTTGCCGAGCATCCAGTTCCTGGCCTCGTAGTAGTCGATGAAGTGCTGCGGGTCTATGAAGTTGTCCCTCTCCCGGCAGTATGCCGTTACCTCTTCGACCGTCGGAGGGATAAAACTCTTCGCGCGCGCGGGTTTTTCTAACTCTCTCTCTGTATCTGTCTCTATCTCTTTCTCTATCTCTTTCTCTCCGTTACGCAAGCGTTTCACCTGCGTTACCTCGGCGTTACATTGTAACGCTTGCCGCTCTCGGAACTGCCGGACGCGCTCTGCACTTGCGCTCTCGCTGCCGGTATTCTCGACGGCATAAGGGAGGAAGAAGTAGACGTCGTCGGAGGTCTCGATCAGCCCGCAGTTCTGCAGGTACGCGAGCGTGACCTTCACGTTGTCGGGGTCCTCGTCAAGGTCCAGAGCAAGCTCGGAGGCGAAGTCGTTCTCGAGGCCTGTCCATTTGAGGTAGCCGTCTGTCTTCATGGCGAGGAGCTGCATCTTGAGATAGATGATCGTGTACGTATCTCCACCAGCCAGCTTGCGCAGCTTCTTGATCCGCTTGGAATTGAAGAAGCCGTCCTGCAGCTTGAGCCAGTAGTATCTCTTCCCACTCACGGCAGCGCCTCACATGCCGCTCTTGCGGGAATTGTACTGGATCTTTTCCAGCCGCTGCTCACAGGACTTGACCTCGTTGTGCATCGAGTCCATGTTCGCGTTGATGCAGTCCTTCATGTCGCCGCAGTATTTCGGGATAACTACGTCCATGAGCTGCTCCAGGTTCTCGTTCAGCCGCATCATCTCCTGCAGGATCCGCGTGAAGAATACGGTCTCGTTCGCCTGCTCGTCGGTGATCTCCGGCTGAATAATCGGCTTCTTCGGCTCCGGTGCTTGGTTCTTCTTTGCCAGGTCTCGTTCTTTCGTCTTTGCGTCCCGGATGTCGAATGCGGTGTCAATGATCTCGGGGATCTTCTTCCCGGTCTTTGCAAAAGCGAACTCCACGACGGGCCTCGTGAAATTGCCGTTGGGTACAATGCTTTTCGCGAGGGTCTCGTAGTCATCCGCGCGGACCATCTTGAACGCCGCCACCACAGCCGCTGCGGAGGAAGAGGAGACGGCACATACTGTGCCGGTCTCCGTCAGATTTTTGCCTTCCAGAAAATGAACAGAGAGGATCTTCTCCATCTGCTCGGTCGTCATTCTTTTACCCATGATTCTCGTCTCCTTTTCGATAAATCAGAACGGCAGCTCGCCGTCGTCGTCAGTCAGCTCCTCAAACTGCTGCTGCGCAGGATAGGCCGGCTCTCGCTCCGTGCCGGTGTTGTCTCTCGCCGCGTTCTTCGATCCGCAGAAGTCGATGGTCTGGACGATGACCTCTGTCACATAGCGCTTGTTGCCGTCGCGATCCTCGTACTGCCGGTTGGCCAGACGGCCTTCGATGGCAGCCTCCTGCCCGCGGGTAAAGTAGTTGTTGATGAACTCGGCGGTGCGCTCAAAGGCCACGCAGTTGATGAAGTCCGCCTGGTCTTCTCTCTTCATCCTGTCCACCGCCAGCTTGAACGTGCAGACGGACTTTCCGGAATTGGCCTTGCGCAGTTGCGGGACGTCGGTGAAGCGCCCGTGAAGTGTTACGTGGTTGATCATTTTATTTCCTCCTGTAAATCAATTCGTCTTCATCCCAATCGGGATACTTGCTTTGTAGATACTCCCGGAAATATTCCCGCATGGATCTCCTGTCCGTGCTCTGGTCATATCTCCGGTGGCAGGCGCCGCAGAGGGTCAGTATGTTCTCCTCTATTCCCAGCCCGCCGTGGGATCGCGCAATGTAATGTGCTACCGGGGCCGCGAGAGGAGAGCCGCAGTACACGCAGCGCCGTTTGTCTCGCTCCCATACTCTGGCCTTAACCGATTGCGGTATCGCCAGGGCTTTCGTTCTCTTGCTCATCCCCATGAGTTCAGCAGAGACTGCAGCTCCGCCTCCGGCATGGTCTCGATGTCCATGTCCTTCGCCGTCTGTACGAGGAAGTCGATCAGCTTTGCCATCTGCGCGCTGTCGTACATGCTCGAGCCAAAGTACGCATGCACCTCCAGGTACGCCGGGTTGTTGTCTACGATCTGTACCTGGTTTCCGATGCCCTGCGACTCCCATGTCTTGGCGAACTGCTTGAACTGCGCGTGGTCGAAGTGGCAATCGAAGAAGGCTCCCCGGTGCAGGATCGCGTCCCGGTATACCTCCTCTTTGGTTGTGCCGGCAGCGCAGGCGATCTTGTCGCACAATACCCAGCAGTACGCATTCGCATCCAGGCTCCGCTTCTTCGCCTTGCGGGTGACTTCCCAATTCCCCGGCTTGAACTTATAGACCAGACGCCGTGCTTCGGCGGAGGGCGCAGGAAGTGTGAGGATCAGCTCCCGGCCCTCCAGCCTCACCGCCTCAACTTGCATTCGCCGCCTCCGATGCGCAGTCTACGCACAGCACTTTGCCGAACTTATCCATGCTCTTGCGGGCGATCCGCGTCGGCGTGATAGTCCGTCCGGAGGAGTCAATGAACGGCTTGATCATGTTCTTGCAGTTCTCGCAGGTGAGGATCGGCTCGTCTGTCTTCTCTTCCTTTGCCGCAGGCTTCGGGACTTCGGCCGGTGCCTTCGGCTCTTCCTTCTTCTCCGGCTCCGGCTTCTCTTCGCCCTCTGGCAGATCCTCGCCGGCGTAGATGTACAGTCCGAGACCGTGGCGCGCGCAGGCTTTCGTGAGGGACCTCTGGATCGTTTTGTTCACGTCGAAGGACGTGACCTTCTCCAGCGGGATCGACTTGTTGTAGGCGTCCATGACCGGCAGGTACTCGATGTACTCGATGCCGTTGACGGTGACGCCCGTCTTGACCCACGCGGTGCGTCCGTCGGTGTGGTAGCACCACCCGTCCTTGTTCTCGTAGATCGTGAACGTCGCGTCCGGGAACAGCTTCTTGACTTCGCCCCAGGCCCACGCCCAGGAGAGGTAGGTCAGCTTGCCCTTCTTCTCGGTCTTGTCGTTCACGTTGATCGCGTTCAGTTTGTTGAAATAGTTCTCGCTCATTCCCACCCAATCTCCTTTTTCGTATAATAGATGTCCAGAAGATCCTGGAAGATTTTGAAATACTTGCTGGAGTCCGTGACCACGCGCTCCTCAAATCCCTCGGTCTCGTCGCGTCCAATCCGTAGGATTCGGATGCGTTTGACGTCGAAACCGTTTTCTTTCAGAAGCTCACGGTACGCGGAGGTCTGCACGAAGTATTCCCTGTATACGGCCTTGCCGGTCTTGAAGTCGATCAGCTCCAGCTCGCCGTCCACGTAGGCCAGGCAGTCGATCGTGCCGCCGAACTTCATCTTCTCGGAGACCATCGGTCTCTCGCACCAGACCGCCTCGATCTTGTGGCGCTTCTCCCACTCGAAGAAGGAAAGGATGCTGTTCTCGGCCAGGTCGATTTGTTGCGCGGTGAACTGGTCCAGGTCTACCTTCTCGCCGGTCAGATGCTCAAGCACCAGCGCGTGCGCCAGGGTGCCGGCCTTCGCAGCCTCGTCGACATACTTGCTGCTGTCGATGCCGTCCAGCCCGAGATTATTCGCCCACTTTATGAGATAGGGTTTGTTCAGCAGACCGGTCACGGTCGTGGCTCCAGGCACCATCGTCCCGTTTGCCAGCTTGTACACGGTATGGGCTTTGCTCGCCCCTCTGATCTTGTCTTTCATAGCGTTACCCCCAAGTTTTTCAGATACTGCCTTAATCTGCGCAAGCCTTCCAAGATGCTCATCGCCCGGCCGTACTCCCGCTTGTAGAACACCACCATGTCGTCGATCTCCGTCGACAGGTAGTACCCGCCTCTGCGGCTGTACATGATCACGTAGCCATATTTCCGTGCGCGCGTTATGAGTTCTCGGAGATATCGGTCGCATATATCCAGCTCCTCGCAGAGCTGCCTCCGGGTCTTCGGCTTTGTGTCAAGCGCATTAATCAGATCCTCGATCTCAAACGGAAGAGGCTCTACAGGCGTTTCTGGCGCAGTTATTGTTGCAATGTAGAATTGCCCTTCTGGCCCAAAAAGATCCACCTCGGAGGCTTGCAAGGCGCTTGCAAGCGAGCTTGCAACGATAGGCGTCGGCAAACACCATTCCGTCTCGAACCGCGATATCATTCCGGCATCGATCCGGGGGTCCACGCGTTGTACGATGGCGGCCAGGTCTTTCTGCGTGAGGCCAAGCGCCTCGCGTGCTGCTTTCAGATTATTCATCGTCTTCCATGACCTCCAAGGCGTCCATCACCTCGATGCAGTTGTCGCATCCCACAATATCGCCCCATCTGTCTTTAAAAATTTTTTCTGCTGATTCACCGCAGATAGGGCAATACACATCCTCTGTTCCCGGTATGCCGTTTCTCTCTAATAAGCGGATAATCGGATCATCTCTGTCCATCGGCTTTTCCTTTCAGCTCCTGCGCTCGCTGCGTCCAATACCGGAGCTTTTCTTCCGCGCGTTTTGCGTTCCGGTATGCCTTGGCGTATTCGCTGTTCTTCTGCGCCCACTCGCGGTGCCGTTTTGCCTGCTGCTCTTTGTGCGCGTGATAATACGCGCGGCCATAGGCTCGCAGCTCTTCGCGGTGTTCTTCCTGGTATTTCTTTTGGTAGGCCTTCTTGTCGTAGCTCATTTCCGGGCCTCCTTGTACACGTCTCCGAAGAACCGGGAGAGGAGATACACGACGACGCACGCGAGTACAAGCATGGAGAATACCTCGCTGTCGAGGATCTGCAGCACGCCGTAGCAGGCGGCGTAGCATAAGAATTTTTTCATTGTCTTTTTGTCGGGGGTATGGTATAATCTATCTGTCCAAGATTTACCCCGCGTCTCCTTTCTGCCGTCGGTGCGCCAACACCGGCGGCGCTTTTTATTTCTTGGCTCTCGCCAGAGCCTGCTGTGCCACGGCGATCTTGCCGTACAGATTGCGCAGCTCTTCGTCCTGCGCCTGGTTGATTGCCTCCAGCTCGTCGATCCTTTTCTGGAGCTCGTCGTTCTCGGCCAGCGCATTGGCGTACATGTCGGCTGCAGCTTTTACAACCTGTACGCCATTCTCATAGAGCTTCTTGTAATTCCGGAACAGTTTCATGTTTCCTCCTTTACGTGCAAAGCTGTCGTGCCAGGTCTGCCTTTGCGATGCGACCTGTCGTCTCGTTGAACGCGATGCCGTAGTTGTAGATGGTGGCGCGGTTGACGCCGATGAACCGGGCGACATCGCTCTTGTTGAGCATCCCCTTGTCCGGGAACATCTCGTTGAGCTGCGCGAGCACGCCGCGGTAGCCCTCCTTTTCCCTGCTCATGCTTCCGCCTCCTTCGTGGTCTTCGGCTGCCGGC